GCCGATGGTCAGCTTGGCGATGGTGGCTACCAGCTGTGGATTGTTCGTCACCCATTCGGACAACCGGCCGGCGAGCTTGGCCACACGCGCGGCCAGTTCCTTGACCGTGGGCAGCAGTGTCTTGCCGAGGCGCTGCGAAAGCACGGTGGCGCTGTTCTTGAGCAGCACCAACCCGTTCTCGGCCGTGCCCACCCGCGCGGCGTACTCGGCGTTCATCGAGCCGCCGTACTTCTGCGCGTCGGCGACCTTCCCGAAGTTGTCTTTGAGCAGATCGAGGTTGGTCAGCAGCGGAGCGATCGCGCCGATGGATTCGCGCCCGAACAGCTGCGTCATGGTGGCGGCCTGCTCGGCCTTGGGCAGCTGCTTCAACTTCTCCAGCACCTGCAGGATGGCGCCGCCGGCATCGTCCTGCATGGCCTTGCCCATGTCGCTGGCTTTCAGGCCCAGCTTCTCAAAGGATCTGACTTGGCGCGCCGTGGCCGCTTCGCCCGAGGACAGCGTGAGCAGCATGTTCTTGATACCGGTGGCCGACACCTCTGATTCGATACCCATGCCCGCGACCGTGGCGCCCAGCGCGGCCAGCGGGCCGCTGCCGAGGCCGGCGACCTCGCCCAGCGCACCGATGCGGTTCACCACCGCGCTGATCTTCTGGACGCTGGCCGGGCCCGTGTTGCCCAGGTAATTGATCTTGTCGGCGAGCACCACCACATCATCCTGGCCCATGCGGAAGGCGGTACGCCACGTCGCCATTGTCTGGCCAGCGTCTTCGGCCGTGGTGTCGAACGCTACGCCCATCTTGGCCGCTTCCTCAGCGAAGCGCGTCAGTTCGTTGCCGGCAATGCCGGCCTGGCCAGCCGCTGCGACGATCTTGGCGATATCGGTAGGCACCATGGGCAGACGGCGCGACAGCTCCTCAATGTCGCGGCCCATCTTCTCGAAGCCATCGGGTGTATCGAAGTCCACCACCTTTTTTACGTCGGCCATCGCCGACTCGAAGCTCATGGCCTGCGCAATGGGCAAGGTCTGCGCCCGCAGCGCGCCAAAGGCGGCCAGCGCCACGCCGGTACCGTGAGCGGCAGCATTCATGCCGGCGCTGTGGATCTTGCGGCTACGGGCCTGTGCTGCATCGAGCGCGGCCAGTCGCGTGCGCTGTGCCTCCATCTGCTTGGAGGCGGCGGCGATATCCGTGCGCAACTTGCGTTCGTGCGCGCCAAGCTGTCTTGTGCTGATGCCAGTGCGGTCCAGCCCGCTGCGCAGGCGCTGCAGCTCGACTGACTGTTGCTGGTGCTGGCTCTTCAGCTGCCCGGCGGCGGTGCGAGCCTGACTGAACTCGCGCGTGAGGCGACGAGAGGGGGCGGTTGCGGCGGTCATCTGGCGTGCCAGCTCTGCGACGCGCTGCTGCGCGGCAAGCTGGCTCTTCTCGGTGGCACGTACCGCCTGTTGCTGCTGGCGGTAAGCGCTTACATCGCGCTGTGACGCATTAAGCCTGCGTAGCGTTGCCTGCTGCTCTTGGAGCGCAGTGGACAGCCCCTTGCTGCCGGTCATGATCTTCTTGAAAGGGGCGCTGGCGCGGTCGAGCGCCTCCAGCACCACCTGCAGCCGAAGGTTGCCGCCGCTCATGCGACGACAACCACGGCACGCGCTACGGCGTCGTCGTGTCCGTGGGGTCGGCTACCAGCGCGGCCAGGAAGCGACAGCCTGCACTGGAGGCCCATACCAGCAGCACGCCGACCGAAGCCAGGAGGAGCAGGGCAATGCCGACGGCGAGGATGGTAACCATGGGCGGACTGTATCACTGCTGTGCTCCACTTCGTGCATAGGCGCGCTGGCGCCACTGGATCAATTCCGATAGGGAGAGGGCCGATAGCTCGGTGAGGGTGAAGGAGAAGATCACCGCGATATCGGCCATCAGGTCGTCTACGCCGCTGGGGACACCTTCTCCGCATTCGGAACGAAAAAATCACTCATCACCCGGGCAACCTCGATCAGGTCGGCGGGTTCCAACTTGGCCGCGTCGTTCATGGTCAGCAGTGGCTGGCTGATGCGCGGCAGGACGGTGGTGATGGCAGTTACGTCCATCTGGGCAAGGTCATGCAGCTTGATGCCACGCAGGTCACCGGCGGACGGCTTGCGCAGTCGGATAGAGCGGATGACTTCCTCGCCGCGCTTGATCGGGGTTTCCAGCACGATCACGTTCGGGTCGATGGCATCGGCAGTCGTGGATGTTTCGGTGTTGTGGGTCATGTAGGTCTCTCTCAGAAGCACCCGGCCACCGGTGCGGCCAGGCGAGGGATGGGTCAGGCCCCGATGGCGCGGCGGAGGGCCGACTGAAGATCAACGCCGTTGACGATGAAGACCATGCCGACCATGTCGATCTCGATCTCAGTGCGGCCGTTGACCGACAGCTTGTAGTAGCTGGCAGTGGTCTTGACGCTGAACTCGGTGTCATCGCCGGTCTTGCCGGTGCCTGCATCGATCTCGCTGTGGCGACCGCGGATCACGATCTCCACCGCATCGACCTCGCCGGTGTCTTCGCGCTGGTAGCCACCAGCAAAACGCAGCTGCACCGCGTTGTGCGAAACGGCGCCGTACTGACGCAGCACGTCGAGCATCAGGCCACCGCATTTCCACTCAGCCTCGATCTTCTCCTGGCCCAAGTCGATATCGATGGCGCCGAGCATGCCGCCTGCGCGGTACTCCTCCATCTTGCGCGTCAGGGTCGGCAGTTTGAACTCGGTTACCAGACCGATATAGCTCAGGCCATCGTTGAACAGGTTGAGGTTTTTCAGCTTGCTGGGCAGAGCCATGGTAGGGATTCCTTATGCGGCCTCAGCCGCTGATGCGCGCCGCGAAGTCGGCGAAGTAGCGATCAGTGATGCGCTGGTTCAGCTGCAGGTTCTCCAGTGGTGGCACCGGCGTGTAGTCGAAGTCGATCACCAACTGGCCACCGGATAGTGACTGTGACGGGTTGGCTGCTTCGTCGTACCAGGCATTTGCGCCGATCAGGTAGCCGGCGTAGATCAGCTCGCGGAACTTGGCGTTGATGCTCTCCAGCAGATCGCGGATGAGCGTCGGGTGGAGTGGCTTGTCGACATATACCTGCTGGGCGTCCGCGATGGTGTCGGCAAGAACTTGCGCCGTGCGCGTAGCCGTCTCGAACTGGAACAGAGGATCATCACTACAGGTGCGCGAACCCCAGAACTTGTAACCGTTTGAGTTGATCAGCGTGGTAACGTCGGCGGCGTTGAGCAGGCCGGCGTCGGTGTGCGGGTCCTGAAGATCCCAGTGCACGTCGCGATTTATTCCGGTGACCCCCGACACAGGTACGTTCGACAGCGACTTGTGCCAGCCCTGCTGCTGATCAATCATCGCCCGCAAGCCCAAGGCACGTGCGGCGGCGAATGCCATGCCGGTCGATGCAGTGGTTGTATCAAACGCCACGAAGTCGGGGTAGATCAGCATCAGCTCGCGAGCTGAGAACTGTTCGCGGTAGACAATCGCATCGGGGACCGATGCGCTAGCCGCGCAGCTTGCATAGACCATGGCGCGCAGCTTCTTGGCCACGGCCAACAGGGCTTCCGTCACTGGCTGCGTATCTAGCCCTGGGGCGCCAAGAATGCGGGGGCGAACGCCGAGCTGGGCTTGGGCAACGAGCAGGGCATGCAGGCCGGTGTACTTACCGCCGTCCGTGCCGCCAATGACGTTGACCGTCGTGTCGGTGTCGTTCAGCGCGCTGGCGACCCGGACCGCTACTACGATCGGGGAGCCTTGGTCAGCGATTCCCTGCAGGCATGAGCGCAGCGTTCCGGTCACGCCGGCCTTGCCAACCGCGCTGAGTACATCCGTGATCAGCACCGGTCGGTCCAGTGGGAACGTGTCTTCATCTGCATCATCGGCGGTGCACACGACACCAATGACGGCGGTGGATACCGTGCGAATCGGGCGGACTCCGCCGTTGATTTCGATGACGCGAACGCCATGATGGTAGCCGCTGGCGGCCATGAGCTTCTCCTTGGGTTTAGAGGCTGGGAAAGCGGAGTGGGACAGACATGTGGGTGAGGCGTGTAGCGCCACCCGGCGCAGACAGTTGGCCTTTGAGGTCCAAGACGAACGCGCCGGCTGCGCCGCCGTGTGCCAGATCGATGTGGGACAGGCGTATCCGTGGCTCCCATCGCATCAGTGCGGTCGCCGTTGCGCCGTACAGCCTGAGCCGGGTTTCGTCGTTGAAGGGCTGGTCGACCAGCTCTGGGAGAAGAGAACCGTACTCACGGCGCTGTATGCGCGAGCCTATTGGCGTGGTGAGGATGTCGGTGATGGACTGACGCAGATGCGCCAGATCGCTGCTGAACTCACCGCTGATTGCGTCCATGCCGATCATGCAGGCGGTCCTGATGTGCCGCCACCCGGCTGGACGGCCGAGTGCTTGTGGCTGACCAGACTGATGCCGGAGGCGATAACGTCATCTGAGACTTCCACCGCGCCCGCGATAGTCACCGCGCCTTCGATGCGGGTGCTTCCGTTGATGACTACCGGCCCCGTGATCGTGGTCCCGCCATCTGCGCTGATGGCCACTGTGCCCCCTGAAGGCAGCACGGCAGAGAGTGCATGTGCGTCGTGGTCGTAGCTGACGGCGGCACCATCCTTGAATTGGATAAGCGTCAGGTCAGGGTTTGCTGAGGGCGCAGGGAACTGCTGACAGTACAAGCCGCGCAGTGCTATGGCGTTGGCCAGGTCGCCATCGCAGCACAGCAGCGCTACCTGCTCGCCGATGCTCGGGGGCGACCATACGCGTAGGTCGCCTGCCGCAGCGCTGAACCATGGCAGAAAGCCTGTGTGTGCCTCGCCAGTCTGCACGCGGCAACTGTGGCGGTCGTGCGCCACCTCGGTTACGACGCCATCCCGGAGCAGGTTGTTGATCTGTTGGGGTAGGGTGCTCTCCATGCACCCATGTTCCCGTCGCCGGTGCGCGCGCGCACGTGGCGCGGGCGGTAGTTCGCACCTTTACAACGATGCGACAGTCGTGCGATCAGCATCCACCCAAGCGTCGAGAGCATCGTTGAACATGATCTCGGCTGGGCGCGGTGTAGGCGGCGAACGGTCCGTTACCGTGGCGGTAAGCGCCCGGCCGCGGGGTAGCGGGTCCGCAGTGGTGCCGTCCCCCTTGTTCCAGAGAGGCCGGCCACTGTAATCAGGCACAAGTTCCCACTCAGACCGATCAGCGGACCAGACAGCGGACGCCGGCATCAAGCTGTCCAGAATGGGTGGAGCAAGGTGGGTAACATTGGCCGGGAGCGGCTCGGCAAGCTGCATGCTGTTCGGGACGCGCAGTCCAGTTGACGTATCCCATAGCGGACAGTTGCGGAAGTCGCAGATAAGCTCCCAGGCCGTGCCATCGTCGGCCAGCCGGAGAGTCTGATGTCTCCCCGGCATTTGAGTGGGTGTGGTCTCCACGGTGTGCTCGGGCAATGGCCAGGTGCCATCGGGAGATTCCTGCAGATGCACGACACACATGTAGGCTCGCGTGGACGGGTCATAGCAATGGGCAATACGAAGTTCGTCGGACATGGGAGCGTGCTCAGTACGTGATGCAGTAGATCATGCGAAGGCCTGCCGCCAGATTCCGGTCGCCGCCGGCGTCGTTGACGGTGGTTGTGTGGGTATGCGAGCCCGCGCTCTCGGACGACGCGGAATGTCCATGGTCGCTGGCGTCCCCCACCGAGATCGAGTGGGCGTGGTTGCCCGGTCCATTCATCCCGATGTTATGGCCGTGGACCCCGGCTTCATCCAACCAGATGCCAGTGCCCGAAGCGCTGGTACCGACATGGCTAGGAGCTGCGACGCCGTCGGCAGCCCAGCCGCCGCCGCCGCCACCGCGATTGGGACCCATCCATGTGTGGTTATGCCCCGGGTCGCGAACGGTGTGGCTGTGGCCACCTTGCCCGTCGGTCCAGGTGTTGTGGGTATGGTCGCCGGCCGCCTGGGAGCTTGCGCTGTGGGAATGCCTCCCTCC